ATCTAACAGTGCCATGAATACCTTTCGGAGTGAGGGGTCATGGTCTTACTACCACAAGCATGTGCTGCGTGACGTGGATTCCGGCATCAGTTCTGATGCATTGCGTAAAGGCTCAGCCTTTCATGCGTACATGGAGTTCTTCCATACCGCAGATGATGACAGTGACATCGACCACTTCATCACAGTGATACCTGAAGAGATAGATGGTGAGCCTCTCAACATGAGAAAGAAGGCACACCGAGAGTATGTGGCTACATACAAAGACCAACCACAACCATGGGTGACACATGAGGAATTCATGGGGCTGGGCCAGATGGTCGCAGCGATTCATGACAACCCGCTGGCCTTTTCTTTGCTTGCTAAGAGGGGGCAGTCTGAGATAGTAGCCACTAATAATATCGCAGGTGTAGACTGCAAGGCTAAGGCAGACCTGTACTACCCTGATGATGGTGTCCTGATAGATTTCAAGACTACCCGTGTTCACGACCCTGAGCAATTTGCAAGGGAGTCAGTATACAAGTATGGGTATCACCATCAGGCAGCACACTACCTCGACGTGTTCGAGGCACGGAAGTTTTATATCATTGCAACCCGCAACAGTGAGCCGTTCGAGGCTCAGGCATTTGAATTTAGTAAGGAGGTACTAGACACAGCACGACTTGATAACGAAGCAGTCCTTAAGAAGATTGCTACGTGCACCACATTTGATAGCTGGCACACCACCGGATGGGACAGCGTCACCTTAATTAACACTGGAGCATAGGGAGAATTATATGCCTACTGCTGACAAGAACCCATACAGCAAGGACACGCTTAGCTTGTGGAATTCTGTATGCACAACTGACCCATCAATAACCAAGAGGGTCAACCAGCGTGGTGGCTTCACAGCTATCGACGCACAGGCACAACTCAAGGAAGCCACCAAGGTGTTCGGACCTTATGGTATAGACTGGGGGTTGCGAGAACTAAAGTTTGATTACATCGAAGATGGCGAGGGTGGTATCGTAGAGGTAGCGTTAACCGCTACGTTCTTCTACCCCCATGGTTTCTTTGAGATGAGTAACGACATGCGTTACCGAGCAGGAGATGAGTGCCGCAAGAAACTTATCACTGATCTCAGAAGTAAATGCCTATCAACATTAGGATTTAACTCCGATGTCTTTGAAGGTAAGTTTGATGACAATCGTTATGTTCAGCAGGCTACCAAGAAGGCAACACAGAAGTCTGAACTTGATGATAAGTTTGAGCGTGCATCTGCTGCCATCCAAGAAGCTAATGATGCTGATCGACTAGAACAGATCATGCAGGGTGTTGAGGCAATTCCGTTTGAATCGGAACAGTTATCTGTACTCAAGTCACTGTACAATCAGGCGATGGAGCGAGTGATCGGTGCAACAACAACTGTTTAACTTTGACACACAGACTAAGCAGCAAGTTCCAGCAGTAGTAAGTCACACCACTGCGTCTGGATTTGTCGAACGTCCCTATCAACAAGACGCTCGGATTGCTGTGCAGTCTGCCTTTGAAACTGTGGACTCAACCATTATCGAGATGGCTACTGGTCTGGGTAAGACAGAGATCTTTACCCAGCTAATGAGCCAATGGGAACACGGAAGGTGCCTCGTCATTGCGCCACAGATTACCCTCGTATCTCAAGCGGCAAAGAAGATACAAAAGCGTACTGGTATTCTCCCCGGGATTGAGCAGGCCCATAACTGGTCTGATGAAACTCCTTGGGGACGTAGTAAGTTTGTCGTGGCCAGTAAGGACACGCTCTCACGTGGACGCTACGAACGTATTCGGGACGTTGGGTTAGTTGTGGTGGACGAGTGCCACCTCTCCATTACACGTACTTGGCAGAAGATGCTAAGTCATTTCCTTGCCGATGGTGCTAAGGTGCTGGGTGTTACTGCTACAGCCAAGCGACACGACAAGAGAAGTATGCAGAATCTATACCAAGGCTGTGCTTTTCAGTACGGCATACGTCATGGTGTAGATGACGGCTGGCTCGTCCCCGCCGAGACTAGTTGCATACAACTTGAGTCGCTTGACTTGTCCCGTGTGAGTACAGTCGGCACCACCATGGGCAGGGATTTTAATCTAAAGGAACTCAACTCTCTGCTTGAACGGTACGATACTATCTATGAGATAGCTGACGTGACTGCCAAGGAGACACGAGGGTTAAAGACAGCGATCTATTGTTCCAGTGTTGAAGAGGCTCGGATGGTATCAGAGCGGCTGAATGACAGCTATGGGATTCATTCAGCATGGATCTGCTCCGATACATCAAGGCTACCTGCGGAAGAAAGACATGCGGCACTCAAGTCGTTTACGGAAGACCCGAACGGTGTCACACATCTGTGCAATGTGGGCATCCTAACAACCGGATGGGACTTCCCTGAACTGCAAGCCATTGTCATGGCACGTCCCACAAAGAGCCGTGCCCTGTATACCCAGATCTTTGGACGAGGCACACGTCCACTAGAGGGTGTCGTAGACTTTGCGGGTAGCTGTGCCGAGTCTCGTAAGCAGTCCATCAAGGATAGCAAGAAGCCTCGCTTCAAGATGATTGACCTTGTAGACGGTGCGTTATCACACAAGATAATGACTTCACCTAATGTTATGGAGGGTCACTTCGATATAGATGTAATCGAGCGTGCTAAAGAAATCCTTGAGGATGATAGCAATGACCTTGATGAAGCACTGGCGGAAGCTGGGAGGCAGGTGCGTGAAGAGCAGATGCAACGTGAAAGGGATGAGCAGGCACGTATCAGGGCTGAGGCACAGTACCGTAAGCTAGCAGTCGATCCGTTCTCTCGGAGCATGTTCGACCCTGTTCCTCAGAAGAAAAGGCGAGGGGCACGCTTCCCGTTTGGACGCTACAAGGGAACCCTCATACGTGAAACACCGGACTGGTATTTACTGGGCTGCATGAACGACAAGCCTAAGGTGACAACGCCATGGCTTAAGCAGGCCATAAGAAAAGAATTGACAAGGAGGAATCATGACTTCTGATACCGAGCAAGAACTTTGGTTTATGATGATCGGAGCAGCGATAGCTAGTAAGGAAGCGAGGGAGCGTATATTCCAGTCATTAGACTACTCGGACGCACCCACGACACCATTAAGGAACGCACTGTTCTGCTTGCAGACAGATAGCTATGACAAGATCCACGATGCTTTTGAATCCTTAGGGTTCAAGGTATCGACAAAGGGTTCCATCTTCGGTCAGCTTGTAGACCGACTAAGAGATTACATCTTCCAGACTAAAGTTAAAAAGAAAATGTTCCTTCTGTCCCACTCAACAGGGCTTGAGACGAACCATCTTAAAAATAGTCTACGGGAATTGCTTGACGATTTGGAGGATTCAGAGGATGATAGTCCAGAAGATGACTGACGATAACGGTAACGTGTCGTGGTTATTCTTTGGGAGTAACATGGATGTACCGTTGATGATTATTAATCACCAACAGATGGCACTATTAATGGAGGCTGTGCTAGAGCATGAGGACTTACACGAAGACGAGACTGAGGAGGATAGTTGATGGCGACACAATGGATGTCGTAGTTGACTTAGGATTTCGGATCAACACGGAGGTTCGGGTCCGCTTGATAGGTGTTGATACACCGGAGCGTGGAGAGGATGGATACCATGATGCTATTGGTATTCTGCATGACCTAATGTTCAGGGCATGCGATGAGGATGGTTGCTTTACTATGTCCACGGCTAAGGCTGGCAAGTATGGAAGGTGGCTTGCCCATGTTGAGGGTGTCACAGATGTGATGGGTGAGCGATGGCCCTACCCCAAGGAGAAGTAATGGCAGAAGAACGAAATAACGGATGTGATCATTACAAGAAAAACCCAATACAACCATGGGATATCATCGACGCATACCAATTAGACTTCTATGCAGGCAATGTAATCAAGTATCTGCTTCGCAATGCCCCCGGAAACAATGCTCCTAAGCACCGGATTGATGAGTACATCCTTGAAGATCTACAGAAAGCACAGCACTATCTTGCTAAAATGATAGAAGACAGAGCAGGATCTCAAGGAGAGTGCAATGAAGAAGTTTAAGATGCAGGCAAAGAAATGTCCTCGATGCCAAGATGACCTTACATTTATTGACTGCATTGATGGATCACTATCGGATGGATCAAGGAGGAGATACTCTCGGTTTAAATGCCCGTGCTCCCCATCCCAGATCCTCAGCGTAGAACGAATTCTAGTGCAGCCCCGAAAGAAACATGAGTAAGAATTGTAGCATCTGCCAATATCCAATACAGATGGAATCAGATGAAGAATATATTCTAGGGAATTTTGGAATCATTCCCGTCCTGTTCTGTCGTGACTGTTATGTTTCGATGGAAGACATGGTGCATAAGATATGCCCGTGTCCACACTGTGAAAGATATGCTGACGAAGAAGATGCAGAGGAATCTATGGGCTAGTGAGTTTGACTTTTGCTGGGTATGCAGAGGAAAGGATTATCAGGGGTGGCCTCTTGAGACCCACGAAATGGAACGTCGAAGCCACGCACCCAAAACATGTATGCATGAATGCAACTACTTTCGTGCCTGCAAGAAGTGCCACATGGATGACCTCGCTGCCATGCCACATGCACAACAATTAGCGTACAAGAAGGAGTATGACCCGGAGCGTTTTGATCTGGAGCAATGGTTGCGACTGCGTGACCCGGAACTAAGAGCACCCAACCGGGTGACCACGGAGGAGGTAGACGAATGGAGTCGAAAGCTATTTCCATAACACTCAAGTATCCACCAAGTGTGAATACTTACTGGCGTAGCATTGGACGTGGACGTGTTATTATATCCCGCAAGGGAAGAGACTATAGATTAAGTGTGATTGAAGATGTTTTAGCTGAGGGAACGCCTACCCTTAGCGGTAGGTTAAAGGTTAAAATAGATGCTTACATGCCTGACAAACGCAGGCGGGACCTCGACAATATAACTAAGGCATTGCTGGACGCACTGTCCCATGCCAAACTGTTTGAGGATGATGAGCAGATAGATGACCTGCACCTGATACGGATGGGGGTAGAGAAGCCCGGTCGTGTGGAGGTTACCGTAGAGGAAATCGAAGATGGAGATACTGATTAAGGTTGGTGACTCGGGGTCACCCACTGGATATAAAGATGGCGATATCGTCGAGGCGTTTAGTACAGATCGTATTCTGAAAGCTAATGCTGAAACGATATGCTCGTCAACTGAACGCCAGTGGGATGATGTATCAGGACTCAACACAAGCGGCACAATTCACGAAGCCCGTTTGGTCATCTCCTCAGAGTATAAGTTTGTCCGCACTGGTAACAATGTAGAGAGAACTAATCTTATTACCGGAGAGGTTACTGTCCACAACAAGACAACCGATGAACGCATAGATGTAGATGAGTACTTAAGACGACGACTCAGATCCGCTAGCCATAATATATTTGGCGGTACAGGTTCAGAGTATTGGTACGGTGGATCTGTTAACTACGATTCGCAGGCCCTATGGGATGAAATCGAGAGCAAATCTGACCACCTCAGGGTAAACAATAAGCACTGGCATCTTACCCCAGCCGAGCAAATATTCTTCTTTCCAATCTCATGCTGCGGGCGCCATGGACATGAGGATGATATCTCTCATCCGACTGCTGAACTACGAACGCACATTGTCCTTGAGGACAATGAAAGCATGGAGCCTATAGTGCTTGCCAAGAGAGAGTGGATGGTTCCCTACTGGGACTTGGCTACAGAGTTTGGGGTTAATGTTGATGACATAAGAAACCCTGCGATGGCAGTGGATGCTAGGCTAGAATCTGGAAGTCCACATCTTGACGATGTTGAGGTAAACAAGGTAGTAGATGGGTTACTCTAATGGCAACTGTCACAACCAGCATTGGTACTAATACCAGTATTGATACTGAAACACCTAGTAGTGGTTCAGGTTCCAATCCATACACAGTGACATTCGGCACAGATCCCACTGGCGTTAGCGTTGGTGACTCTGTCCATTTCGATAATGGAATGGGGACTGTATATGTATATCTAGTTACAGGTATATCTGGCAGCAACTACACGCTCAAGTGGATATCAGGTGGGATG